TGGAAGCCCATCGGGAAGGCCGCAGCGGCACCTCCACCGGTGCAATCCGCGCCGATGCCGGACGACGGAGACGACATCCCGTTCTGATTCCGGCGCAGGTTTCCCCAGCCCGATCCCTTCACGGGGGTCGGGCTTTTTCGTGGGCTGTTGTTGTTTGTAACCGGATTTTCACTGGTAATCAACCGGTTACGTTACAACGGTAATTTCCGGGAGACAGCCCCTAATATATTAAGAGCCACTCACCCCTAGATAGAGGCCCATAGGGAGAGGGCTCTAATAATAATAATCTATTTATTGTTGTAGAGTAGTAGTATAGGGGCTCCCGCCATGATTCTCAAGGGGTTAGCCTCCAACGCGGGATTGTTACCCGCGTTACCTGCGTTACCGGCTTGCAATCCTGCCCGGACCCGGCATCGTGCCCCCGCATTCCGTATAGCCCGAAGGAGTCCCGACCATCCCACAGTGTCGCCAGAGGGCGGGCCGCAAGACCCTTCATAACCGCCCGCCGCAGGCCGAGCGCGACAACTGGGGAGCCTGCAACCACCGCCGCCATGATCGCCTACCTCGAAGCACTCCGCGCCCTGCTGAAACGCAAGGCCGCGCCTTCGACGTTCAAGAGCGCCGACTGGCAGGCCGTCGGACCAGCGATCCGCCAGCGATCGTTCTTCTCCGCGACGATCAACTCCGCGAAGGTTCTCAACCGCATGCGGAACATGCTCCTCGACTGGCAGTCCGGCGCGACCCAGACCGTGACCAACCCGACCACCGGAGCCGAGGAAACCGTCTACAAGGTCAACGGGCTCGCCGAGTTCCGCGAGCGTGCAGGGACGCTCCTCGTGTCCGAGGGACTGGCGACGCCGGCCGATTTCAAGAATACCCGGATCGACAACGTCGTTTCAAACGCCCGCCTCCAGCTCATCTTCACGACGAACACCGAGCAGGCGCAGACCTTCGCCTACTGGCAGACGCGGGTCATGAACCCGCGCACGCTCAACCGATGGCCCGCCGCCCGGTTCTTCCGCCGCCCTGGCGCAGTCACGCCCCGCGATCGGCACGTCGCAGCCGAGGGTCAGGTCCGACGCTACGATGACTTCGAGTTCTGGCTGTTCCAAAACGCCGCCGACATCGGGGGCTTCGAGGTGCCGTGGGGACCGTTCGGGTTTAACTCCTACATGACCCAGCAGCCGGTGAGCCGAAAGGAGGCCGAGGCGCTCGGGCTGGTCCGCCCCGGCGAGGTGCTTGTCGTGCCCGATCTGACCCGCTTCGGGATCACGCCCGCCAAGCAACTCAACACCGGCGTGGAGGCCGATGTGGACGATTTGCCGCCTGACCTACGCCGGGAGGCCATCGCGGCCGTGACGGCGCGTCTGGGGCCGAATGCGCTCGGCCCTGATGGAAGGCCGACGCTGGACGCGCTGAAGAGGGCGCGCAACTTGTGACAATATTTTTCCCCGCTATGAAAATTGAAAAGCTACCAACCGACACCCTGATCCCCTACGCCCGCAACACGCGGACCCACTCCGAGGCGCAGGTGGCGCAGATCGCCGGGAGCATCCGAGAGTTCGGCTTCACCAATCCCATCCTGATCGACGGCGAGAACGGGATCATCGCCGGCCACGGTCGCGTGCTGGCTGCGCAAAAGCTCAAGCTGGGCACGGTGCCGTGCATCCGGCTGTCGCACCTGACCGACACGCAGCGCCGCGCCTACATTATCGCGGACAACAAGCTGGCGCTGAATGCCGGCTGGGACGAGGAGCTGCTCGGGCTGGAGCTGGCCGACCTGCGCGAGGAGGGGTTCGACTTGGAGCTGACGGGGTTTGATGTGGACGAACTCGCCAACCTGCTCGCCGAGACCACCGAGGGCGAAACCGACCCCGACGAGGTGCCGGAGCCGCCGGTCGATCCGGTGTCGGTGCTAGGCGACGTGTGGGTGTTGGGGAGGCACCGTTTGATGTGCGGGGATAGCACGACACCGACACACGTCGAGCAACTGATGAAAGGCGAGCGGGCACAACTACTTCATGCCGACCCGCCTTACGGAATGGGCAAAGAAAAGGACGGAGTGGAAAACGACAATCTCTACGCAGACAAGCTCGACGCCTTCCAAATGGAATGGTGGGCGACGTTCCGGCCATTCATTGAAGAGAATGCCAGCGCCTACATATGGGGAAACGCCGAAGACCTGTGGAGGCTTTGGTATGTGGGAGGATTGAAAGATTCGGAGCGGTTGACGATGCGTAACGAGATTGTGTGGGACAAGCCTTCAGGGGCAGGGCTTAAAGATGGGGTTTGCAGGTGCTTTGGAAACAATTCTGAGCGCTGCCTTTTCTTCATGCTCGGCGAGCAAGGATTCAACAATAACGCTGACAACTACTGGGAAGGGTGGGAACCAATCCGAAAGTATCTAGCGGAGGAAATGGAAAAGTGCGGAGGTTCCAAGAAGTGGAAGGAAGCGCTCGGCAATCAGATGGGCGGTCACTATTTCACAAAATCGCAATGGTGCTTTCCGACCGAGGAGGCATACAAAAAACTGCAAGCATTCGCCAAAGGCGACGCCTTCAAGCGGGAACACGACGAACTCAAGCGGGAACACGACGAACTCAAGCGGGAACACGACGAACTCAAGCGGGCCTTCTACGACACGCGAGCGCACTTCGACAACACCCACGACAACATGACTGACGTGTGGGAGTTTGGCAGAGTCACCGGAAGTGACAGACACTCACACGCCACGCCGAAGCCCGTCGAAATGATGGAGCGAATAATCAAGTCAAGCGCAAGCAACGGTGCTCTTTGTGTGGAGCCGTTCAACGGGTCAGGGTCGACATTGATGGCGGCAGAAAAGACGGGGCGGCGATGCAACGCAATGGAACTCACGCCTGCTTACATCGACGTGACGGTAAAACGCTGGCAAGCCTTCACCGGCAAGCAGGCCATCCACGAAGCCAGCGGGAAGACCTTCGACGAACTCAAGGCCGAGAAACCATGACACCCGCCAAGCGCAAAGCAGGCCGCCCCAAGCACGAGGTGACCGAGGCCATGACCCGGCAGATCGAGATGCTGTCGGGCATCGGCGTGCCAGTCGAACAGATCGGTCGCGTGGTCGGGATCGACAAGAAGACGATTCAGCGGCACTACCGGGACGCGCTCGACATCGGCCAGGCCAAGGCCACGAGCAAGATCGCCAAGCGGCTGTTCGACATCGCGACCGGCGAGAGCAAGGAGGCGCTGACCGCGTGCATCTTCTGGCTCAAGTGCCGCGGCGGGTGGAAGCCACCGGCCGAGATGGAAGTGAACGTCGGCATCGACAACAGCACGAAGTCGGCTCTCATTCACCTGCCACCCGACCAAGACGCCGCCCTTCGCCGGGTGATCGAGGACGCGCAGGAACGAGTCCGCAGGCCATGACACCGAACCCGCACCGAGGGAGTGACTTTGCCGACTTCCTCGCCGAAGAGGGACTGACACCGACCATGGCACCAGCCAACAACCTACCCACCCAGCTCCGCGAGTTCAACCGATGGCGGCGAGGCGACGAGACGCTTGAGCAGCCGAACCCGGCAGACATCGGCGCGATGATCGATGCCTCCGCCGACCGACTGGAAGAGCTTGAGCGCGAGCTTGCCGCCGAGCGGGCGCTTTCAAACGAGATGGCATCTCAGCTTGAGCATGCGTCATTCACCTACGACCCCGGTGGATGCCAGCAGATGTTTGCCGCATGGAAGGAGGCTCGACGAGTATGACACCGACCCCACGCACCGACGCCATTGCCCATCGAGGCTACAACGAGTCCGCCTACATCTCGGAGATGACCGGCCTAAGCCGACAGCTGGAGCGCGAAAACCAGACCTTCCGAGCAGCTCAAAAGGCTTGCGAGGATTGTGACGCGCCGCGAGTTGATCGCATTGCCGAGCTGGAGCGCGAGCTGGTCGTCTGGAAGCACGAGGTCGAGACGCTGCGAGATCAACTCAAGGCCGAGCATGAGACGGCGATCAGCCTGTTCATCGAGCTGCATGAGCTGAAGGAGAGGTTGAGATGACTCCGACCGAGTTCTGCGTCCTCAAGCTGGGCATCATCCCCTACGTCTGGCAGATCGAGGCGCTGGAGTCCGTCGGCATCGGGCAGTTCTCGTCCGTGGTGGCGGCAAACGGCAGCGGCAAGACAGACCGGCTCGTCGCGCCGCTGATCCTGTGGTTCCTCGATCAGAATCCCAAGGGCAAAGTCGTCTTCACCTCGGGATCCTTCCGGCAGCTCTCCAACCAGCTCTGGCCGGCGATCCGCAAGCACCGCGACAAGTTCCCCACATGGACGTTCCTCAGCGACGAACTCCGCACGCCCGAAGGCGGCTTCGCACTGGGGTTTTCGACCGACGACGGAGGCCGCGCTGAAGGATGGCACGGCGACCCTGACGCGCCGCTGATGCTGATCGTGGACGAAGCGAAGACGGTGCCGGACCAGATCTTCGAGGCCTTCGACCGATGCACTCGCCTGCTCCAGCTCTGGGTGTCGTCACCTGGCGCACCGCGTGGGCAATTCTACGACAGCCACCACAAGGACCGGTCCCTCTACTGGACGCGCAAGGTGCCGAGCAGCGAGTGCCCGCACATCCCCGAGGAGCGCAGGCAGCTCGACCGGATCAAATATGGCGAGGACCACCCGCTGTATCGGTCCAAGCATCTCGCCGAGTTCACCGCCGACGACGAGCTGATGGTGCTGTCACCGGCCCGCCTCACCGCCGCGCTTGAGCGCCAACCGAAGGCCGACGAGTCCGGGGAGGTCGTCGCGTTCTGCGACTTCGCTGCCGGCCGGGATGAGAACGTGCTGGCGATCCGCCGCGGCAACCACGCCCGCGTCGTCAAGGCATGGCAGGAGCGGGACACCGTGCAGGCCGCGCGGCAGTTCATCCGGCTTTTCGAAGAGGAGAAGCTGAAGCCAGGGCAGATCTTCGGCGACGCCGACGGCCTCGGCACCGGGTTCGTCTGCCAGATGGCTGAGGAGGGATGGCACATCAACCGGTTCCACGGCGGGCAGGCCGCGAAGGACTCTGACGAGTATGCCAACTTGATCGGCGAGGTCTGGCACACCGGGACGCAGGCGATCCACCGCGGCGAGGTCAACCTGGGCGAACTCGACCCGATGACCTTCGAACAGATCACCACGCGCCGGAGCGAGTGGAACGCCACCGGGAAGCTGCGGATCGAGGACAAGGAGAAGATGCGGAAGGCCGGCCTGAAGTCGCCCGACCGCGCCGACGCCCTGCTGGCGTGCATTGCTCTGGGCGCGCATCACTCCGGGCTGATGTCGGAGAAGTCGGCGATCAGGACGCAGCGAAACCCGATGGCGACGCGGGCGGTGCGGGGGTTCAACAGCCTGTAGAATCCCCACCCTTGCCAAATCCTTAGTAAGTCGCTAAGGATGCTCAAGAATGACAATCGACGAACGAAAAGGCGTCGTCTGGCCCGTGCCGGCGCAGTATCGCACCAACGACTTCGACCTGTCGAATGTCACCCCTGAGCAGGTCCGCACGATCCTGCGGAACGTCCGCACGGGCAAGCTGGAGGACCAAGACCGGCTGTTCCGCCTGATGCTCGACACCTGGCCGCGCCTGCGGAAGGCGCTCAACGAGGTGTCCGGTGCCGTCGCCCGCCTTGAGATCCAGATCAAGCCTGCGACCCGCGAAGGATCGGAGGAGCCGACGCCGCAGTCGATGCGGATCCACGAAGTCGTCGAGCGAGCCATGGAGTCCTTCGCGCCTCGCCCGGGCTACTGGGAACTCGACATGGAAGGCGGGATCCGCGCTCTCATCGACGCCTACGCCAAGGGCATCAGCGTTCTGGAGATCGCATGGCACGCGCAGAACGGGATTATCTCGCCGCGGGCCTACGCCCCGGTGCCGGCCAAGTATCTCGCCTACCCGTCCGCCAGCAACGAGATCGACCGGCTGATGGTCGCACCAGGCGGCGCGAACAACAGCCCGCTGGAGGACTTCCCGCCCGACCGGTTCCTGATCGCCGTCTGGAGCCAAGGCGGCACGCACCCGATCCACGCCGCCAACCTCCGCACACTCACGAAATACTGGCTCGCCAGCGTCTATGGCCTCGGATGGCTGATGCAGTATGCCCAGCTCTTCGGCATCCCGTGGCGACACGTCGAGACGGACGGCAGCGAAGGCGCGATGGATGCCGCTGAGGCTATGCTGGAAAACGTCGGCAGCACTGGTGCCGCGGTGACCGGCCCCGGCGTCAAGCTCAACATCCTCGACGGCGTGTCGGGCGCCGCCGACTCAATGCCGCAGTCGCACCTCATGGACGTTGCCGACCGCGCCTGCGACATCCTGCTTCTCGGGCAGACCCTCACCACCGACAACACCGGCACCGGCTCGCGGGCGCTGGGCGAAGTGCATGACGGGATCCGCACCGAGGTGCTGCAATCCGTCGCGTCGTGGACGGCGTCGATCCTGACCGAGCAGTTGATCCCTGCCATCGTGCGCTTGAACTTCGGCACGGTGCCGTCCGAGGACATGCCCTACGCCGAGATCACCATCCCTCGCGTGAAGGACGCCAAGGCCGCGGCCGAGCGGTTCAAGATC